GTATAAGGGATCGGGATTATGATTTATTTGTTTTTAATTCCGTTAGTGTATTGTTGCTATTCGGTGTATTACTTTTTCTACACGAATAATTATCCTATTAAGCGGGGCAGACCAACACTATTACAAGAGATACAGGCATTTCCTTGCATCATTGGATTATTGTTGTTTGTGAAACTTTATATGTTTACTTACAATACATATAGATTTTTGCGCAAGAAAGCTTTAGGGTACTATTATGGTACCGGCAAATATATGAAATGAATATACCTGCACACTACCAGACGGTTCAGTATTAAAGACAACTGGAAAGAAGTAAAATGAACATAGATGATTATGTGAATCATTTAACAAAGGAACAGGAATACAACTATCACAGTTTTAGTGCTGGTGGTGTTCGTATAGATTGTTGTGATGTTAAGTCATTTAGTGTCCTAACAGATTTTTCGTTCATCGTTAGATTGAAGGATGGGAGATTTGTCCATGAAAAAATGGATACTGCCTATGATAAGGTACAAGATTTATTGGAATGGACCGCAAAATGAATAAAGCATTGATCATTACACCTACTGGGTGTCCTTATTTTCTCGATGAAGAATTTGATAAGGATAATCATTGGGTATTCAGAAAACCTGGAAGATCGTTTGAAACTTGTGCTGTGATCTTCAACGATTTTGAACCAGAACCTGGAACATATGATATGGTCATTCACCATAAAGGTAGGAAATGGTCAATGCTTCCAGAAATTGCAAACAAAGTGAAATGGGAAAATTATGACTACATTGCTTATTTTGATGATGATTATTGTACTGATATTCAGTCAATCGAGACGGCGTTAAGTATTGCAAGAAGACATGATATGGGATACTTTCAACAGAGCTTGACATCCTGGACGGTTTACCCTATACTAGAGCACAATCCCGATTTTGTATTTACGGAAACTAATTTTACGGAACTTGGAGTACCTTTCTTCCGGAATGATATATTCCGAAAGGTACTCCGTTTCTTTACAGATTATAAACCAGGAAATGCGGAATGGGGAATGGATAAGGTGTTATGTTTCTATTTGCAGATGAACGCCCATATTATCCATGCAAGTAAAATCAAGCATATGAGACGTGAAAGTTCCTATGATAAAACAGAAGGTTTCCGAGAAATGGATTACCTGATGCGGGAATGGTTCCCAAAGTATATGAAAGACAAATTCAACCTAGATTATCAGTATGATGATCGACAGGTTGAATTTGCAGGTCTAAAGAAGGTTTCATCATGAAATTAGAAGATATTACAAGAGTTAGTATTTTGGCACGATTACTAAACGAAGCAAAAATGCAGTTGGATACATTAAAGTCAAAAAAATTCAAAGAGACTATAATTGTAACAATGTATGAAGATGGTGCTAGAGATTTACCACCAGTCACCTTCAACATTCGTTTTGATGAAGCTTTACATAAATCATTGGTCAGATCAATGGAAGAAAGAATTGAAAGGTTGGAGAATGACATAATTGATTGTGGAGTTGAACTATGACGCTATATTATCAGTGCAGACTTGAACAAAAGACAGATGAAGGTATCATCCACCAGGTTGCGTGGATTGAGGAAAAAGGCGCAAAGCACGGACTTAGAGTCCAATTGATTGGTGAGGAAGGTCTTTGGGAAGTGAAAACAGTATCTCAACCGGGTATGAATAAGGTTGATATTCACAATCACAAGACAGCAAAGGGTCTTAAGTCAATCCATTTTTCGAGGTAAATTATGACAGTTGCAGCATTTTTATATGATAACTACTATTGTTGGAGTCCCAAAAAGTCTTTCGCTGGTGTTTTTGCTGATGATGTAATTCCGAAAGGATTTTATAAAGGGAGAGTATTTCATGGTTAAGCGTTGTCTCCTGACAGGTGGAGCTGGGTTTATAGGCCACCACATTATTGATTTGTTCCTAGAAAAGACCGATTGGGAGATTGTATCTCTTGATCGGTTGGACTATTCTGGAAACCTAAACAGGTTACACAGTGTTCTAGAGAAGTATCCCAAAGAAACACAACAAAGACTTAAGGTGGTATGGCATGATCTAAAGGCGCCCATATCAGACCTAACCAAGAATTTCATTGGTGATCCAAATATTATCCTGCACCTTGCAGCATCCAGTCATGTTGATAGGTCTATCACTCACCCAATGGAATTTGTGATGGATAATACTGTGGGAACAGTAAACGTTCTAGATTTTGCAAGAGGTTTAAAGAACCTTGAACGTATGATCTATTTCAGCACAGATGAAATCTTTGGTATTGCACCTCCTGGTGTATCGTACAAGGAACGTGACAGATATAACTCAACCAACCCCTATTCTGCTTCCAAAGCAGCAGGTGAGGAATTCTGTGTTGCCTATGAAAATACCTATAAACTTCCAATCTTCATTACTCATTGCATGAATGTCTTTGGTGAACGTCAACACCCAGAGAAGTTCATTCCATTGTGTATTAGGAAGATTAGAGACTCAGAAAAGATTTTCATCCATAGTGATTCAACACGTACAATCCCTGGGTCAAGATTCTATATACATGCAAAGGATGTGGCAGATGCAATTCTGTTTATATTAACTCTATCACCTGAAAACTTGAAAACAATTTACACACCAGATTGGGGTGGTGCAAAATGCCCCAAGTTCAATATTGTTGGTAAGGAAGAAATCAATAACCTTGAATTGGTAAAGATGATCGCAAATGCACAAGGTAGAACACCTATCTGTGAAATGGTTGACTTCCATTCATCCAGACCTGGTCATGATTTGAGGTATGCACTTGATGGTGGGTATATGAAAAGTCTGGGTTGGGAACCAAGGTTTAGTCTTCAGGAAAGAATCAGTGAAGTGACTGAATGGTCACTTGCAAACAAAGAATGGATTGAAATATGAATTATGCTGAGATTTTTTTACTATTAATGGTTGTTTGTAATGTATTTACCACAGGTGCATTATGGGTAATTGCTAAAAGGTTGGAAGAACTTGAAAAATGAGTAGTTACAAGAAAGCATTTAAGCGTATTCTTCAGACCTATATAGATGAAGAAAGAAAATTCAAGGAGTCCGATCCTTCTTTAGGAGATGCTGCTTATGATGCAGCAATGAAGAAAACCAAGGGAAGACTAATCGACAAGTTTCTTTCTTCTAAGATTACTCAGGTTGATATTGATAGTCTGGTCAAAACACATCGAGGTACATTTTATTCTCCTCAGGCAATGCTTTGGAAGATAGATGATACAGAACCGGTACAGGTTATTCGACATAAGGGCAAGAATCTTCTTATGGACGGTCATCATAGGGTTCTGATAAATCGAATTATAGGTAAAAAGAAAATTAATGCTTACGTTATTGATTTGGACAAAAAACCAAAAAGAAAGAAATTGAAATGAGTAGACTACAGAATCTTTTTGAAAACCTAGATCACCCATCTGATAAGTGGTTGCCTTATTTCAATGTCTATGAAATACATTTGTCATGGACTGAACTAATGCCCATACCTCTAACATTAGTTGAGGTCGGTGTTCAGCAAGGTGGATCATTGGAAATGTGGGGTAAATTTTTAGGTCCACGTCATAAAGTTATTGGTATTGACGTTGATCCTGAATGTGCAAAATTACAATATGATAACCCAAATATCAAGGTTGTGATTGGTGATCAAAGTGATCCTGAATTTTGGGATAAATTCCTTCAAGAGCACCCTCAAATTGACATTTTCATTGATGATGGTGGTCATTTCATGGATCAACAAATTCTGACCTTTGAGAAGATTTTCCCAAAACTATCAGTTGGAGGCATATACATTTGTGAAGATTGCCATACTTCCTACATGCAATACAATGGTGGTGGATTGAATGTAAAAGGGTCGTTTATTTCCTATGCAAAGTCCTACATTGATGTTATCCATTCCAGTTGGTGGGAAGAAATGAATGCAGACTTGGAACAAAGGAAGAAAATTGGGAAAGACTTGACTTCTGTCCATTTTTATGATAGTATAGTCGTGTTTGAAAAGTTTGGAAAAACGGAAATGAAGCGAGTGACACCCAAAGGGAAATAAATGGCAAAGACCTGGTATTTTGCAGAATGTAAAAAATGCATGGAAGTTTGCCGAGTAATGGTAAATAATCCAAAATGCACCGCCGCTTATTTAGGAGATTATAATAGACAAATAAGCAAGTGGTTGATTAAGCATTATGATTGCGAACTGACACTAGGATGGCGTGATGACCACCTAGATGCATTGTGGCCACAAGGATATGAAGTTAAAGATTTGTGGTTTGAGAAAACTGATGAGCAATTGGAAGATGAAAACGATGTTTGAGAATGGACCAGTAGAAGAATTAAAGACGTGTTTGGCATGTGGTGGGAATTGTTTGACTCCACTACTAGACCTAGGAAAGCAACCACCAGCAAATTCACTTAAGAAAACTGCAATTCAGGTACAGGAACAATTTCCCCTTGCAATTAATCGTTGCTTGGATTGTTACCATGTCCAGTTGACGCATATTGTCAATCCTGAAATTCTGTATAAAGATTACCCATATGTAAGTGGTACTTCAAAGACTATGATGGAATACTTCGAGTGGTTTTCTAAATTTGCTGACGAATATTATAAGTCACTTAATGACAGAACACCAAAGGTAATTGTAGAGATTGGTTGCAATGATGGTTCACAATTAGACCAATTCAATAAATTAAACGGAAAATTTGTGACAATTGGTGTTGATCCTGCTGAAAATATTATAAAGAGTGCTAGAAAAAAGTCGGATCAACACATTTTGTATTGTGGATTTTTTGATAATGAATTTGTCGAATGGATGTACGATGACATTGAATTTGGCTATAACAAACCAGATATTGTAGTAGCACAAAATGTGTTTGCTCATAATCCAGACCCATTTACATTTTTAAACAATGTAAAAAATATGATGGCAGCTGATGGTTTGTTATTCATCCAAACTTCACAGGCAAATATGATTTTGAATGGTGAGTTTGATACAATTTACCATGAGCACATTTCATTCTACAATATTAACTCGATGCAAGAGCTGTGCAAAAGAGCAGGGATGGAACTGATTGATGTTATCAAAACTCCTTTGCACGGAACTAGTTACATTTTTGTTATTGGTCAAACCCCACCTGTGACCTCAACAAAATACAGAATCGAAAATCTGATTGCGATGGAAAAGGCAGTAGGACTCTATAGTCCAAAGACTTACTATGAATACAAAAAGAAGTGTGAAGCATTGCCTCAAAAACTGACTGATGAAATTACTCAATATTGGAGAAGTGATGTTGGTAAGATGGTAGTTGGTTATGGTGCCGCAGCAAAGGGCATGACACTAATTAATTACACTGATATTGGTAAATACATGAGTTGCATTGTTGATGATAACCCATTGAAGCAAGGTAAGTTTGCTCCTGGTTCAAAGCTTCCGATTATCAATTCTGATTTTCTAAAGACAACAGAGGACTCAATTGTATTCATTCCTCTTGCTTGGAATTTCTTTGATGAAATCGTATCGAAGATCAAATCTATCAGAGACAATCCAAATGATGTTTTTGTCAGATATTTCCCAAAGGTTGAAAGTTTTAGGATAGACAATGATTAAGAAAATCCTATATTACCACATGTACCTGACCGATGAACCAAGTACATGGACTAATATATTCCTTGAACAGATGAAGGCAATGGAAGATTCCGGACTCTTGAGTGAGTTGGATATGATTAAGATTGTTGCAATCACTCAGGATGATGAACGTATCAGAGAATTGGAATCACTGTGTTCCACTGAAATGGCAGCTGACAAGGGTGTTAATTTTGATATTCATTTTGTCAAGAACCCCTGGGCAAATGATATTGCGATGATGGAAAACCTTGAGAGTCCACATACAATCACTGAAAACTATACCTTCAGAAGGATATATGAGGACTGTCAAAACGCAGAGGAAGAATTCTATGTCATGTATATTCATACAAAAGGAATCACCTCTTGCATGAGACTAATGAGCAAGAATTGTATCCTTGCACAATCGTTCAAGAATTACTATTACTGGCGTCAGTTTTTGAATTGGGGTGTGATCAAAAGATGGAGGTCATGCGTTGATGCATTAGATGATAACGATGTTGCTGGTGTGAATTTCTTTAGTTCACCATCACCACATTTCAGTGGAAATTTTTGGTGGGCAAAATCTTCATATATCAAAACACTTCCCAATCCTGCTACCAAAGATTGGTGGTATGCTCTGAAGGAAAAGACTTCCAATATTTGGTTGAAAGGTGCATCTGATAGATTTAGGGATGAACAATGGGTATGCAGTAATCCCGACGTAAAGGTCTATAAGGTGATAGATATGGATGAAGGAAACAATCCTGCAGGAAAATATCTACCTACAACCATGTACGATCCCGATTGACATTTGACACAAACTAGTTTATAATATACTCACAATTACAAAAGGAATACATCATGCCTATTGACAAGAATTCCATTCTTGAAACACAATTAGTCCAGCGCGAATTCGATGGCTGCTGGGAACGTATCGTCAAGGTGATGGATACGGAAAACAGTTACTCTTTCGTTGATGAAAGAGGAATGAATATGACTTTGACTCCAACAAAGTGGGTCACAGTTGCGGTGTACCCATTTATCATGGAGGAAGTAGCGTAATGGCGAAGAATATCAAAATCTTGAAATTGGCCACAGGTGAAGAAATTATGGGAGAAGTCCTGAATGTTTCTGAGGCAAATGTAACACTAAAGAATGTTGTGCGTGTTATGGTTGTGCCAAGTAGGTCAGATCCAAATACACCAACAGTTGCATTTGCTCCCTGGGCAGAATTCAGTGCAACAAAGGATATTCTTGTGAGTGGTGCTCATGTTATTTGTGCATATGAACCAGTCAAGGAATTTATTAATCAGTACAATGCAATGTTTGGTGGAATTATTGCTCCCAAGACAGACCTTGTAGGATTCGACTAATGCAAAATCGATCCAGAGAACAAAAGTTGGTTGACATATTGTTTGAAGTTGCAATGATTACCAAGGAATCAAAATCTCTACAGGAACTAGATCGAGAAAAGTATGCTGAATGGATAAGACACCAATTAGATTCGTGTGGTTTCAAGAATTTTGGACCAATAGGTGTGTCATGGTGTAAACTTTTAGAAGAAAAGAGTAACGATGACTAATGACTTTTACACAAACGTAAAGGTTATCGGAAATAAAATTGCCTATAGAGGTATTGAAAATGGGAGAAGGGTACGATCAAAAATCGATTATTACCCTTCTCTTTTCATTCATTCCGACAACCCTACACAATTCACAACCATATCTGGTGAATTCGTTGAAGAAATTAGACCTGGCACTATGAAAGAGTGTCGGGACTTTTGCAGGCAATATGAGGATATCCAAGACTTCAAAATTTACGGAAACCAGAGATATGAATATGCTTTCATTTCCGATAAGTTTGGTCCAAGGGATCCTATCCCATATGATCTTTCATTCATCAAGGTATGTAATATCGACATTGAGGTTGGCTCGGAAAATGGTTTTCCTGAGCCCGAAACTGCTTATGAACCACTTACTGCAATCACCTATAAGATGGGCAGTAAGTTCATGGTATTTGGTTGTGGTGAATTTAAAAACACCAGAGAAGATGTTGAGTATATTAAATGTTCCAATGAAATCGATTTGATCAATATGTTCCTCAATCAATGGGGACTTGATTATCCGGATATTATCACTGGATGGAACGTAAAGTTTTTCGATATTCCCTATCTTGTGAACAGGATCACAAGAGTAATGGGTGAGGAATTTGCAAAGAGACTTTCACCTTGGAATTCATACTATGAACGTGAAGTCTATTATCAGAACAGACAGCAGCAGGTATATATCATTGCCGGTATTGCAATACTAGATTATCTGGAACTGTATCGCAGTTTCCATCCAGGTGGTCAGGCAAAGGAACAGTATTCACTCAACTTCATTTGCAGTGAAGAAATTGGTGAAAAGAAAATCTCATATGAAGAATATGGGAACCTGTTTCGTTTGTATAAAGATAATTACCAGAAGTTCATTGAGTATAATATCCATGACGTTGAGCTGGTTGAAAGACTGGATGCAAAACTGAAGTTGGTTGAGGTTGCGATCATTATTGCCTACACTTGTCGTTGTAATTTTGACGATGTGTTTACACAGGTAACAATGTGGGATTCACTATTCTACAATCGATTACGTTCAAAGCAAATTGTGGTTCCTCCAAATAAAAAGAGTACAAAGAAGCAAGACTATGAAGGTGCATATGTCAAGGAACCAATTCCAGGTTTCTACAAATACATTGCATCATTCGACCTTGACTCACTGTATCCACATTTGATCATGCAGCAGAACATTTCACCTGATACTATTATTGAACCAGGAAACTATGTCGAAGGTATGGCATCGTTTCTTGATAGAGGTATCAGTGTTGAAAAACTACTCAATAGAACAATCAATACCGTACCATTAAAGGCCTGGAATGCTACAGTTACACCAAATGGTCAGTTGTTCAGACTTGATCAAAAAGGTTTCCTTGTGGAAATGATGCAGGAGATTTATGATGACCGAAAGGTCTTCAAAAAGAAAGCAATTGAAGCAAAGAAGCAGATTGAGGTAATCAAAAAGAGAATAGCAGAAGAAGGTGAAACGGCAGAATTAAAAGAGGAAATGACCAAGTATAAAAATGATGCAGCGCATTATAACAACATGCAGCTGGCTATGAAACTCACCTTGAATTCTGCTTATGGTACTTTGGGGTCTGAATACTTCCGTTGGTTCGACGTTAGACAAGCAGAAGCAATCACGACTTCCGGTAAGCTTGCAATTCAATGGATTGCAATCAAAATCAACAAATATCTAAATAATGTGTTGGGGACAAAGAAGGATTACATAATTGCGTCAGATACGGACTCAATTTACCTATCTCTTGATGAATTGGTACAGCAGACGTTTGGAAGTGAGACTACAGATACTAAACGGATCATCGACTTCATGGATAAAGTCTGTGAGATTAAGTTGCAACCGTTTATCGATAAGTCTTATAATGAGCTTGCTAAATATCTTAATTCCCTAGAGCAGAAGATGCACATGAAGCGAGAAGTTCTTGCAGACAAAGGATTTTGGACTGCAAAGAAACGATATGCTTTGAATGTTTGGAACAGTGAAGGTGTTGCATATGATCCACCAGAAGTTAAAATCTCAGGTCTTGAAATGGTTAAATCTTCAACACCTGGTGTCTGTAAGGTAAAACTCAAGAAGGCAGTTGAGTTGATCCTCAGAGGAAATAATGACGATGTGATCAAGTTCATTAGTGAGTTCAAAAAGGAATTCAAAACATTACCAGTGCATGAGATTGCATCACCTCGTGGTGTATCAGGAATAAAATTCTACAAAGAAAATTCACAAAAAGGATATAAGAAGGGTACCCCGATGCATGTCAGGGGATCAATCGTATATAACAATTTGCTTGAGCAAAATGATCTGACAAAGAAATATCAAACAATCAAGGAGGGAGAGAAGATCAAGTATATCTATTTGAAGGAACCAAATATGATCGGCGAAAACATTATTGCGTTTCCTCAAGTCTTACCAGCAGAATTCAATATTGAGAAGTTTGTTGACTATAACACTCAATTTGAAAAGACGTTCCTAAATCCATTAACAATCATCCTTGATTGTATTGGTTGGAAGGCAAGTCGTGGTTCTTCATTAAGTGCGTTTTTCTCATAAATAGCAGATGAATCAGAAATTTCTAGCAGGCATAGTCCTACTCACAGGACTACTATTATCCGGTGTTGCAGCATATTATTCAATCATCGGACTAACAACAATATTCTCCGGGGCACGAGAAGCAGTAGTTATTATGGGTTGTGCCCTGGAGATATCCAAACTGGTTGTTGTGTCGTGGTTATACAACAACTGGCAACACGTATCTTTCTTCATTAAAACCTATATGACCCTTGCAGTGATCATCCTTATGTTGATCACTAGCATGGGTATATTTGGGTTTCTATCAAAGGCACATATTGATCAACAATTGAAATTGAATATCGGCATTTCAGACGAAATCAAAAATATCAATAATAAGATCACTGATCAAACTGCAATTCTGGAAGACATAGACAAACAAATTGGTGTCATTGATAAGTCGGTAGATAAGTTAATATCCACTGGCAAGGCAAAGTCAGGTCTATCAGCATCCAAATCAAACAAGAGTTCCAGAGAGGAACTTAATACAAAACGGGAAGCAAAGATGCAGGAGATACTTTCCTTGAAGGAACAAAAGGTATCTTTGGAATCAAAATACAAACAAATGGAAGCAGAAGTGGGCCCAATTAAGTATGTGGCGGAATTAATCTATGGGGAATCGGATGAAAAAATACTTGACAAAGCGGTCAGATTTGTTATAATCATATTGATCTTTGTATTCGATCCTTTGGCAATATTTCTCATGCTTGCATTTAACATTACGATCAACAGAATTGGACATTATAACATGGAATTCTTGGCGATTGATAGTGAAAATGTTATGAAAAAGAAAAGAAAGAAACGAACCCCTCGCGAAGGAATACAAGGGGGAGATTTTTAGGAGTATTGCATGAATGACCCAGAGACGTTTAAAAGGACAGTTTGGGGATATTGGGAAGTCCTCAATGAAGGTCCAGGATATAAAGTCAAAC